TTTGCAACAACATCTACACAAGTATTAGATACTGACCCTATTGATATAGCGGCTTCAGGTACACAAGTTAACACACTTAAAAACTCTGTAGGATTTAATGAAAGTTTATTATTATTTTCTGATACAGCACAATATAAATTAGATAGTTCAGGTGAAGGTATATCACCAACATCAGCAGTTCTTAATGAAGTATCTTCATTTGAACATGATGATAAAGTAACACCAGTATCAGCAGGTAAGTTTGCATACTTTGCACAAGCAAGAACAAACAATACAGCAATAAGAGAATATTTTGCTGATGATAATACACTTACAAATGATGGTATGGATATTACAGTTTCAGTAGGTAACTTAATACCTACCAACTGTTATCAAATTGTTAGTAACACTACAGAAGATACACTTATATTTTTAACGTCAGATACAGCAGATAGTCAAACTGCACCTTATAGCGGAACAGTGTCTACAACATACGCTAACACAATGTACATATATAAATATTTCTTTGATGGTGGAGAGAAAGTACAAAACGCATGGTCTAAATGGACATTCACAGGCGTTAAGATTATTGGTGCTATGTCATTAGAAAGTTTTATTTATGTATTAGCGTCAGAAGGAACTACTACTAAATTATTAAAAATAGATTTAAGAAATTTAAAAGATACAACAATAGGTCATGGTGTTTATCTTGACCTTAAAACTTCAGTCACAGGAACGTATGATGCGGCAACAGGTTTAACTACGTTTACTTCACCTTATGGTGCAAAGACTGGATTGATTGCAGTTGATAGAACTAATGGTAATAACTACACAACAACAAATACCACAGGTTCAACATATACAATTATAGGAGACCACACAGCGTTATACATTGGTGTTCCATACGAAAGTAAATACACAATGTCTACACAGTATGTTAGAGAAAATACTGGAAGAGGCTTAGTAGCAGTAACTTCAGGTAGATACCAAATACGAAACATATCATTTAATTTTGAAAACAGTGGGTTCTTCCAAGTAGAAGTAACACCTGAAAATAGAGATACATTTACAACTATTATGAATGGTTATGTCATTGGTACATCTACTTCAGTTGTAGGACAACCTGCTATTACAACAGGTACACTAAGAGTACCAGTACAAGCAGAAAACACACAGTTTAGATTAGATATTAAATCGTCATCTCACTTACCTATGTATATCGCAGGTGCAGAGGTTGAAGGTTATTATCATAATAGAGCAAGAAGGATTTAATGAAAGAAAACTACGTTAGAAAAGCAGAATTAAAAGATGCGTTAGAGTTAGCCCCAAAGATTAGAAAAGGTGACAGGCAAGAGATTATGGCTTCAGATGGTGCATCACCATTACAGGCTTTAGTAATACCATTTACACAACAAGGAAAAATTTATTCTATTGTTGGAACAAAATCAGAAGGGGTAATCGGTATGTTTGGTTCTCACCCATCAAAAGAAAAAGGTTATGGAGTAGTATGGCTTCTATCTAGTGAGGCTTTATTTAAACATACAAAACAATTTATACAAGAATGTCCTAGATGGATAAATGACATGAGTAAAGGTTATGAGTACGTCTACAATTTTGTAGATGAAAGAAATTGGAAAAGTTTAAAATGGTTACAATTTTTAGGATTTGAACCAAAAACAAAAATAGGAGATTTCGGTATCGGTAAGATGCCATTTTTATTAATGATGAAAGAGGTAAATAAATAATGTGTACTGTTCAAGCGGCACTTCAGGTAGCAGGAACAGTTATAGCTTATAGACAAAAAAAAGCTGAAAACAAAGCTATTAGAAGAGACCAAGATACTACAAGACGAAATGCCGATAAAGGTTATTTACATGACCTTAATAAGATTGACCAAGAAAAAGTAAATGCTGATATGGAAAAAGCAAAAGCTGAAGTTAAAACTAAAGCTGAAAGAGATGGTGAAATTGCACAAAAAACAAATTTAGGTTTTGGTAACAATACAAAAATAGTCCAATCTATTGGTGCTTTATATGATGAAGATTGGAATGAAATAACAAGTGGTTATGAAAAAGATAATCAAATGTTTCAAAACCAAAAAATAGAAGCATACGCTAATCTATCTAAAACTTACAATAGTTTAAGACCTCCAACAGAACCTTCAAGAACTGGATTAATTATTGATGTCGCAAGTTCTGCTTATAAAGGTTACGAAACTTATAAAACTAATCAAGAGGCTAAAGAATAATGGCAAAGTATCAAAGACAAGCAACTAATAAATATTATGGTGCGGCTAACGCAGGGTATGTAGCAACAGGTAGTGCTACTGATGGTTTAGCAAAAGCATTAACAAATGCAGGTTATAAAGTTGGTAAAGCAGAAGATTTAAGAATAGATAGAAAAAAAGATAAAGCTATTGCAAAGATAGATGAAATGGTTGCCAATGGTAAATCATTTGAAACAATACAAGCAGAGATTATTAAAGGAGACCACCCAGAGTTAACTGGTAAATACATTGACGCTACTACAAATTATCATGCAGGTAGAGTTAAAGCTGAAGAAGTTAAAAACAATATTGTAGCGGCACAAAACAATGGTGAATACGATATTACTGATGAAAGTAGTAATCTTGATATGTTCTTTAAAAAGTTTATGCCTGATACGAAATCAATGGATAGTGCAACATTATTAGGTTTTACAACTTCATTTAATCAATTTAGAGCTACAGCAGTAACACAAGACGCTGAAAACAGAGCCGCTCAAGCTATTGTAAAAAAGAATGAAGAAGGAATTTCTATTTTAGATGGTATTGAAACTTCACAATTAAAATCAAGATTACCTGAATTTATTAAAAGTTTACAAATACCTTTACCAAATCGTGATGGGTCAAACAAATCAAACTTATTGTACACAAATGAAGAGACAATGAATGTTCTTAAAAACAGTGTAAAATTTTTAATAGCTGATGCAAAAACAGAAGATGATTTAGATAGAGTAGATATTCTTTTAAATACTAATTTAGGATATTCTAAAAATGGTTCTGCTATTGGCACATTAGCATCAAGAAAATCTGATGAAATGAATGCTATTAAAAAAGATTTGGAAAGAACAAGAAGAACTTTAATTTCTAACGATAGAGAAGAAGAAAATAGAGCAAGTGCTGATAGAATAAAAGCTCTTACTACTAAAATGCTTGTAAACAAAGTTGAAGAAACAGATGAAAATGGAAATGTAACTACAAGAAAAATGAATTTTAAAGAAAAACAAGCATTATTAGATGAGATTAGAAAAGAAGGTGACATGCAACTTACAACCGCTTTTGCAAACACTATGTCTGCTAATGCATATTATGATAATGACCCTGAAGTATTTAATAATTTAATAGTTATGATACGAGACGACCAAGTAGCAGAAAGAGCTGATATAGCAAAATTAATAAATGATAATAACATTGCTCCTGATAAACAACCTAAATTGTATGAGGCTTATGATAATTCTTTGTTAGATGATAACAAACAACTTCATCTTGTTAACACATCTTACGTTATGGGAACACAAGCTATTGAAAATAAATTAGCTGAAGTGTTAGAAATGCAAAAAGAACAATATCCAAATTTATTAAGAGTTGCAACAGACAGTGTTAGGTCTCATCTTATTGTAGAAATATATGATTTTGAAAAAGATTATTATGAAGAGGCTGTAGCCAGTGGAAAGAGAAAAGTAAAACCAGATAACACAGAGAGAGCAAAGTTTATGCAAAGAAAACTTGAAGATATTGCTCTTCAATATCAAAACGCAGACAAAGTAATTCAATTAAAAACTTTTGACCAACAAGAAGCAGAAAGAATTAAAGCAGAAGAAAAAGCTAAAGAAGCAGAAGCTAATAAATCGGCTCAAGAAAAATTAAAAGATGAAGCCAATGAAGCAACAAGACAAGCTACTGGTTTCTATGAAACATTTAATTCTATTGTAGCGGCAGTTTCAAATATAGAAATAGATGTTCCTGTATTTGAAGAATTTATTAATAAAACTGGAGCAAGAGGTGTTAAAAATTCAATGACTGAAGAAACTTTTAATCAAACAAAAGTTATACCTAAAGTTGAACAAGCTCTTACTTCTTTCATACCAGAAAATATGTTTAACATGGAATTTATTAGTCTTATACCACAAGAACAAGGTGATGAGATGATAGCATCTATTTCAGAACAGTTAAATGTATCTGTTGAAATTATAGAACAAGCAATAAGTAACATTGTTAATAAACCAGTTGGTAGAAAAAGAACTAAAAAAAGAGGACAATAATTAATGGAATTTAAAACATTAAATAAAAACGCTACAAAAGAACCAGTTGTTAGTGAAAATTATGTTATACCTAAAGTAGCTACTTCTGAAGAAAGTGCTTTAGAAGAAATACAAACAGAAGGTTTTTACAACACATTAAAAAGTTATTACTCTTACAGAGAAAACGATAAAAGATTTAATAAAATGTCTCATGCAGATTTATTAGATTATTTTTATACCGATAGGTCTTGGAGAACAAACAACACAGTTTCTATGGGTATGGATATGTCTAATGTCATGGGTGAAGATGACGAAAAAAGATTAAAAGAATTTGCATACATAGCACAGACATACGAAAACTTACCTTCATTTTGGAATGACCCAAATAGAAGTTTTAGTGCATGGCTAGTTGATAATGGTGGAGCTATGATAGCTGACCCTGTAAACTTAATAGGTGTAGGTGTTGGCGGACAAGCGGCTAAAACTGCATACAAACAAGCATTAAGAGTTACTATAAAAGATAAAATAGCAGGTGAACTTAACGAAAGAGCATTAAAAGAAACTTCTAAATACGCACAAAAAGCGGCAATGGGTCAAGCAGTAATTAAAGGTGGTTTAACTGAAGGTGGTATTAATGCTGTTATAGCAGGTGGTCAAGATGCTATGTTACAAACTACTAATATAAAAGCAGGTATTCAAGATGAATACAGTGTAGGTAGAGGAGCTATATCAACAGCCGCAGGTTTTGGTTTTGGCACAGCTTTTGGTTCTGCTTTTGCGGCAGGTGCTTTTAAATTAACAAACAATTCATTAAGAAGAAAAAGTGTACAAGCTCTACAAGAGATAGAAGATAAAGGTAGAAGCAATATTACAGGTGCAAAATTATTTGACAGATTAATGCCTGACGACAACACCCCCTCCCTAAAAAACAAACCTGCACCCAAATCCACAAAAGAATATATTAATAGATTAAATGAAGGTGAAATTACTAATGTAGATAAACCACCTCTATTATCGAACAATGCAACTAAATTTAAACACCCTAGCACAGGTAAAGAAATTTCTTATGAAGGTTTAATTAAATACAACATTCAAGAAACTACAGAAAGATTAAACAAAGGTAAAATTACATTTGAACAAATGAAAACCGAGATGAGAGAGCTTGGTGCTGACCCTAAAAAATTAGAAGAAAGAGCAAACAACGCCGCTTACAGTGATGAGTTTGTTAAACTTTATGTAACAATGGGTTCACAAAAAGATGCAATTAAAACTAGGCACGACATAATGGGTGCTATCGGTTCAGATAGTGTGAATACTAAATACCACTACACGCCTGAAGAAAAGATGGAGTTAATACTTAAATTTCAAGAAGAAAGAAAAATAACTGAAAAACTATTAGATGTAGACAGTATTATGGGTACTAACATAGCAAGAGCTTTAAGTGCTAGAAACATCGATGCTGACGGAACAAGAGTTACTAAATTAATGGCTACTCCTGAAGACCCTAAAATGTTGGATTTATCAAAAGGCACTGCTGAACAACAATGGGAATTTATACAAGCTGTAGGAAAACTTGCAGATAGAGACCAAATTATTAGAGCATTGCAAAATTCAAGAGAAGTAGACAGATGGGATTTGGCAACAGAATTTGTAAACAATAACCTTTTATCTTCACCTGATACACACATACTTAACATTGTATCTGGTCTAGTACAAACACAATGGAAACCTGCAACTATGTTGTTAAGAGGTGCAAATATGTATTTTAAAGATGAAGACAGAGCTAAAGTTATTATGAGAGAAGCCTTCCAAACTTACATATATCAATATGCGTTTTTAGGTCATGCTTTAAAAAGAGCCGCTAAATCTTTTAGAGAAGGTAGAGCTATTCTTGATAGTAGACAAATGAAACACGATAGCACTATGAGACAAGGACAACTTCAAGATTTATTTGATGCTTGGGGAGATGCAGTGTCTAAAACTGTAGGTGCTGATGGTAGTACATTGGGTAAAATTATTACAGGCGGATTTAGAGGTACAGGAAGAGTTATTTCTGCACCTATGAGAGTTCTTTCAGCAGGAGATGAATTTCTTAAATCTATGATGTTTAAAGCTAGAATGACATCTTTAATTAACTCAAGAATATTAAAAGAAAACCCAGAGTTTAATGCTAGTGATAGACAATTTGGATTAACTGATATTACCTACGCAGATAAATATAAAAAAAGAGCTAAAGAAATTGAAGCTGAATATATTAATGAAAATGGTTCTGCTGTAGAAATTGCCAAAACAGTTGATGCACAATTAAATGCGCCTTTACACACTGCAAGAGAAGGTTCATATACTAATCCCGCAGGTCAAATAAATCCAAACACAGGAAAATTAGAAGACAAACTCACTGGTTCTATTTTAAGAATAGCTACTAAACACAAAGCATTAAGAGTTTTAGGTCTTCACTTTGTTAACACACCATCAAACTTATTAAGATGGTCAGCACAACATTTACCTTTTCTTGGTAGATTTCAATTTCAAATGGCACACATGTTAGCAGAAAAAGGTTTACCAAATGGAAAATTTAGAAGTGAAATTGGAAGAGGATTAAACCCTTTTAGAAAAAAAGAATATCTAAACCCAGAGGCGGCGGCAGAAGCTACTGCAAGAATACAAATGGGTTGGGCATTGTGGGGAACTGCTATTAGTTTTGCTATGTCTGGTAAAATTACAGGCGGCGGAGATAGAAGTTATAAAAAACAAAGAGACAAAGAACAAAACACAGGCGAACAACCATATTCATATAAAACTGATGATGGTAGATATATTTCTTTAAATAGATTAGACCCTATTATGATGCCATTCTTTATTGCGGCAGATTTAGTAGAGTTAATGAATAAACATTTAAAATATACTGATGATATAGACCCTGCTGTAGAACAAGCTACTACAGAATTAGTTATGGGTGTTGTAGCAACAATGACAAGAAATTTAACTTCTAAATTTTATACAAAAAACATTATTGAGTTAGCAAATTTCTTTAGTTCAGATGAAGCTATGCACTCAAGAAGATTAGATAGAATGGGGTCACAAGTGTTATCTCAATTTGCTTACAAAGCCTTTCCTTTGTCAGGAGGTTTAAGATATGTAGATAGAGTTAATGATGAATGGGAAAGAGAGCTATATACATTAAATGATAGGTTACAAACTCTAAATCCATTTGATAGTAAAACTGCTGTTATGCCTAGACGTAATATGTTTGGTCAAAAGATAGATAGAAAAAATGGTTGGTTATTTGGTTTAGGTGGCGAAAGTGGATTATGGTCTTCTCCATTTGCTATGACTAATTTTAAAAATACAGAGACAGCTAAATTTATTAGAGAAAGAGAATTTAAGTATAATCACCCACAAGCTACTATAAAAGTAAAAGGTGACAGTATGGGTATGAGATTAAAAGATATGAGAAATTCAAAAAATCAAACAGCATACGACAGAATGTTAGAAATAAAAGATGAAACAAGAGTTACTTCAGGCGGTGCAATTATTACTAGAGATGATTACACAGGTAAAAGTTATACTTTAGCAGAGTATGTAGAGAAAATGATTTTAGATAAAAATAGCCGTATTTACATGTACCCTGACGGAACTATAAATGGTAAAGACGAACAAGCTCAAGTTATTATTGGATTTATTCAAAGAATAGATAGACATGCTAAAAAGAAAATGATGAGAGAGTTCCCAGAATTTGAAGAAAGAAGAAAAGCCTTACTTCAAAACAAATATCGTTCAATGAAGAAACACAGAGAAACCCTAAAAACTCTAGCAAACAACTAAACTTACACTTTTAGTAAAACCCAATCAAAAATTAAGGAAAATCATACATGGCAAATAGTTTTGTACGTTATACAGGTAATAACAGTACAACATCTTATTCTATACCTTTTAGTTATAGAGCCACAAGTGACCTTACAGTTACCCTATCAGGGGTAGCAACTACAGCTTTTACCCTAAATAGTGCAGGGACTACCCTTACTTTTAACTCTGCACCTGCCCAAGATGCGGCTATTGAGATTAGAAGAAGAACGTCACAAACTACTAAATTAGTAGACTATGCTTCTGGGTCAGTTCTTACAGAGAGCGATTTAGATACAGATAGTGACCAAGCGTTCTTTATGTCACAAGAAGCTATTGATGATGCAGGTGATGTTATTAAGATTTCTAATACAAATTTTCAATGGGACACACAGAATAAAAGACTTACTAATGTTGCAGACCCAGTAAATAACAATGACGCTGTTAACAAACAATTTATATCTACAAACTTACCAAATATTACAACAGTATCAGGTATTAGTTCTGATGTTACTACAGTTGCAGGTATTAGTGCTAATGTTACTACAGTAGCAGGTAACAACACTAACGTAAGTACAGTAGCTACAAACATTGCTTCAGTAAATACAGTAGCAACAAACATTGCTGACGTTGTTACAGTTGCTAATGATTTAAATGAGGCTCTATCTGAAATTCAAACTGCCGCTTTAGATTTACAAGAAACAAATTCAGACATTGATACTGTATCTAATAATATAGCTAATGTTAATACAGTTGGTACTAACATAACTAACGTAAATACAGTAGCAGGTATATCTTCAAATGTAACAACAGTTGCAGGTAACAATACTAACGTAAGTACAGTAGCAGGAATTTCAGGAAACATTACAACAGTAGCAGGAATATCAAGTGATGTTTCAGCAGTAGAAAATATAGCATCAAATGTAACTACAGTTGCAGGTATAGCTAGTGACGTAACAACTGTAGCTAATAATAATCCTAATGTAACAACAGTTGCAGGTTATGTGGCAAATATTAATACAGTCGCAAGTGCTATATCTAATGTAAATACAGTAGCTACTGATATTTCAAATGTAAATTCTGTTGCTTCTAATATATCTAATATTAATTCTGTAAATAGTAATGCTTCTAATATTAATTCAGTTGTAAGCAATTCAACAAATATAAATTCAGTTGCGTCTAATATTACTGGTGTAAATAGTTTTGCAGAAAGATACAGAGTTGGCTCGTCAGACCCAACGTCTTCAAATGATGCAGGAGATTTATTCTTTTCAACATCTTCTAACACTTTAAGATTTTACAATGGAACTGCTTGGGCAGACATTGATACAGGAATACAAACAGAAACAGACCCAACAGCAATACCATTCAGTCTAGCACTTGGATAATAATTAAGGAGAAAATAAAAAATGGCAAATAACTTTAGTTCAACTAATGCTCGTATAGCAAATAATAGCTTAACGACAGTAGTTTCAACTACATCAAACAAACAAATCGTTATCGGTTGTCTTGTAGCTAACACAGGCGGTACATCTATTTTAGTAGATGTAATGATTAATGATGGCAGTAACGATAGATTTCTTATCAAAGAAGCACCTATAACTACTGGGAGTTCACTTGAAGTGATTTCAGGTAAAGTAGTAATTCCTTCAGGTGGTTCATTAAAAATTAAATCAGACAATTCATCAGGTAATGTTGATGCTTTTGTTTCACTATTAACAGATGTTGCGTAGATGTATTTAGGAAATCAACCTGCTGTTAACTTTACAAGTTTTGCTAAACAAGACTTCAGTACTAGTTCGACTACAACTTATACACTTGACCATGCTGTCGCTAATGCAAATGAGTTAGCATTATTTATTAATAATGTTAGACAAGAGCCTACAACTGCATATTCAGCAAATTCAAATACATTAACACTAACAGAAGCTACATCGTCATCTGATGACATGTATGCAATTTTTCTAGGAAAGGCAATTCAAACTGTAAATCCACCAAACAACTCTGTTAATGAAGCACAATTAAATTATCCATTAACAACATTTAGTTCTACAGGAATTGATGATAATGCTAGTTCAAATGCAATTACAATAGATAATTCACAGAGAGTTGGTATTGGAACAACATCTCCAAGTTATCCTTTAGAAGTTAATGGAACTGTAAGAGCAGTTGGAACAAATAATTTACCTGCTTTGGTAGTTGATGGAAACTCAACAGATGAAGGAGATATTGCAGTTTTAGATAATCAAGTTTTAACATTTGGTCATCATACTTTAGATGGAAATAGTGGTGGCTTTACTGAACGTATGCGTATTAAAAGTGATGGTGATGTATTAATTGGAACAACATCTTTTTCAAGTGGAAGTAGAGGAAAGCAATTTGAAATTAATAATAATGCAGTAGCTTTAAGGTCTGGTTGTTCTGTAACCACAACTGCATATCATAATGAATTTCATAATCCAAATGGTGCTGTTGGAAGTATCAGAACATTTGGCTCAAGTACGTCATTCAACACATCTTCAGACTACAGATTAAAAGAAAATGTAAATTATGACTTCAATGCAACAACAAGACTTAAACAATTAAAACCTGCAAGATTTAATTTTATTGCAGATGCAGATACAACAGTTGATGGTTTCTTAGCACATGAAGTTCAATCAGTAGTACCAGAAGCAATTTCTGGTGAGAAAGATGCAGTTAAAGAAGATGGTACGCCAGAATATCAAGGTATCGACCAAGCTAAATTAGTTCCTTTATTGGTTAAAACAATTCAAGAATTAGAAGCAAGAATAACAGAGTTGGAGAATAAATAATGGCAATATCAAAAATACCT